GAAGTATTTGGAGTTGTATGAAATGATTAATCCATCAATCGTTACAGGTTGGAATATTGATTATTTCGATACACCAATGTTATACAACAGAATCAAAAGATTATTAGGTGAGAGAAATGCAAACAGATTATCACCGATAGGACAATGTTTCTGGTCACCTTATAGAAAAAGATATTTCATGGCTGGTGTTTCTTATTTAGACTATATTTCTCTTTATAAGATTTACAACTATGGTGAATTACCAAACTACCGATTAGATACTATTGCTAAAATAGAATTAGGTAGAGGTAAAATAGAATATACTGGTAATCTCGACCAGTTAATGAGAGATGATATAGAGAAGTTCATCGAGTATAACTTGGTGGATGTTGAATTAGTAGTAGAGTTTGATAAGAAACTTCAGTTTATAGATTTATGTCGTGGTATTTGTCATGCTGGTCATGTACCATATGAAGATTTCGTGTATTCATCAAAATACTTGGAGGGAGCTTTACTCACTTACCTGAGAAGGAGAAACTTAGTTGCACCTAATAAACCTGCTGATAGAGAAGAAAAAATGCAGAAGATAAGAGATAATAATGAAGAGAAGTTTATTGGAGCATATGTTAAACCACCAATAGTAGGTAAGTACGAATGGATTTATGATTTAGATTTGACTTCTCTATATCCATCTATCATTATGACTTTAAATATCTCACCTGAAACTAAAATCGGTAAGATTAATAATTGGGATGCCAATGACTTTTTAAAAGGAAAAGTAGATAGTTATACCATAGGTGATGATACAATCACTAAAGAGAACTTAAAAAAGTATCTTGAAGAAAGTAAGTTTTCAGTATCATCTAATGGTGTATTATATCAAACAGATAAGGTTGGTTGTATACCAGGTATTCTTGATTTGTGGTTCGCACAAAGAGTTAAGTATAAAGATGAAATGAAAAAATATGGAAAAGCAGGAAACAAAACAAAATATGCATTCTTTCACAAAAGACAATTGGTTCAAAAGATTTTACTCAACTCTTTATATGGTGTTCTTGGCTTGCCTGCCTTTAGGTTTTATGATATTGATAATGCAGAAGCAGTCACGACAACGGGTCAGACAGTTATTAAATCAACTGCCGATATGGCCAACATCAAATACAATAAAGAGTTGGGTGACCCTGAGTTGGATTCTAATATTTACATTGATACTGATAGTGTATTTTTTTCAGCTACACCATTACTTGATAAACGCATACCTTCTTGGCGTGATAACAATCAAGATACTATTGCTGAGTATGTAAATAATATTGCAGAAGAGATGCAAGATTATCTCAATGATTTTTATGATATTCTTTCTCCGAAAATTTTTAATGTTGA